ATGCACCACGACTCCCATCGCGAAGATGTCGCTCGCGGGCGACACCCGTGCATCCGGGTTGAACTGTTCAGGGGCAGCGTACCCTGGAGTACCGTGTCCCGGGTTGCCAGTGGATGCGGCGAGTCCAAGGTCCACGATGCGGACGACGCCATCGGCGTCCACGAGAACATTGTCAGGCTTGAGATCGAGATGAGTAAGGCCGAGTTCGTCGTGTATGTGGGCCACGCCTTCCGCCGTTTGGAGCAACACGGCTATCACTTCATCGAAGCTACGATGGCGGCACCACTGATCGAGCGGGAGTGCGTCATCCACGACTGGTGAGACAAGAAATGCGTATGTGCCTGCCCGAGATTCGACCTCGGTCGTGTCGAAATCAAAGAGCAAGAGTACATGCCGATTCGGACTGTTTGCGGCGTGAAAGAGACGACGCATTTCCGCAGTTGCTGTTCCGGTGCGGTCACCATGAGATTGCAGGTCAAGGCGGATGAGCTTGATAGCGCACAGCATCGGATCTTCGCCGAACGATGTTGAAGACTCATTGGTCGGCACAGCGAGCCCTCCGAGCAGGCGTTCTGCCTCGAAGGTCATTCCGAAGCCGCCGGTGCCGAGCGGTCTCAAGAGACGGTATCGGGGGGACTCGTGAGGTATTAGCTGGCCAACAAGATCGAGCGCGTCACGGGCCTCGAAGTAGGCGAATGCGGCTTTAGCCTGGTCAGCGAGATGTGGAAACGCCATCCCGTCAAGGATGCAACGGCAACGCTCTGCGGGGACTAGTTGGGCAAGTGCGGCGAGAGTCAGATCGGGCACATGTCGCTCATCCATTGATCGCATCGGTTCGACCCTCCGCAGGACACTCCTACTGATCCGCCCGCTCTACTTCTGTCTGTCGAGCTCTGACGGTCGCAGCGATGACAGTCGCGATCTCCTCTGTAGTCGGGGTCTCGGGCTCTCCCGCCTCGCGCTTCCCTTGTCGCAGTTCCTGGACCAAGCGAGCGCGCTGCGGGCCATTCAGAAGTGTCACACTCCACAAGTACGCATCGATGTTGGGGATCGACGCAGTTGCCACGGAATCATGTCGGATAAGCCATGCTGCGACAGATTTAACTATCCGTCGCTGAATTGGGATAAGTCGCTTGGCGAAGGCGGAACGGGTGAGCACCTTTTGCGTAGCAAAACTGTGGTCTCGTTGCCATTCTAAGAATTGGATGGCGGCGGAGTCTTGTGTTAACTCAGAGCGAGCCTTCTGCAACGCTTCAATCGATGCGTCCACTCCGGCCTGTGATGGGAGGTGGTTCGGATCTGCGAGGCCCCTTGTGTTTGCTAACTCGCGTAGCTCATTGATCTCACTGGTCAGTCGATGCTTCTCGTAAGCGACACGCTGCCAAGCCGACCACAATGCGCGTTGTTCTTCAGTCAGAGTGCGAAGAGCAACCCCTACCGCTTGATCGAGTCCTGCGCGCCTCATCTCTAAAACGCGTTCGGCTTCCAAAGCTCGTAGCGGCTGAGAGACCGGAGTGCTCACCACGGCAAGCTCGTATAAGAATCCGGGACCCGCTTCCTCACCGTCGGGTTGGGTGAGGCTGAGTAGCTGGCGTCCCAAGTCCGCCTCCACAAGTACGCGACGCGCACATTCGTCTGAGTATCCGGCAAACATGCGTTTGGGATCGTCGCTGTCTGCACCGCCATTACTAAATGATCGCGCTCGTCTCCGGGCTCCCCAGGTCGGCAATGGCTTGTCGTAGTCCATCGCGCGGCATTGACCGGCTAGTTCATCAAACCACAGGACAAGAAGTTCGTTGCAACGCGATGGAGCTATGCGAGGAACACGCCATCGCCCGAGATAAGGGGTACGCAGTGTCGCCCCATTAAGGAATATGCCCAGGGCGCGGCGAACAAGATTTAGGCGTTGGCTAAGTGATGCGAAATGTGAGAGCGCAACTAGAGTCTCGTCGACCTCCGCCGCCTGCCACTGCTTGAAGTGCTCGTGCGAAGTCAGCGTCGGCGTGCACAACTGGGCCCAGCCATCGAACTCGGCTGCAGTTGACAGGATATCCTTGCGGACGGGTTCATCAAATCGGTCAAAATGATGTTCGACTTGTTTGCGGGCAGTAGGCATGTCTGCGGCTCCGCCGGGCACGGTTGGGGTATTGTAGGGTCGCGGAATAAGCGATGCACATGGCGAGAATCAAGGAGGCCTAGCCGGCTCCAGTACCACTCACTTCAATGTTGCTGAACTCGATCGCTCCGCTTGAGCGGCTCGGCCTACCCAGCCTTCTGCCACTGCTCGACTTGCTCGAAGACGAGCCGGTCGTGAGGGTCGTGAGGCCCGAGTCGCCACCCTGTTGTCTCCAGCTTTCGAGAAACTAGGGAGCCGATCCGAGGTCGGGGGTGTGAGTCCAATCCTGGCAGCCGGCGTGCTCTTCCCGTCCTGCGCGAGCTTGTAGAGGGACGACTTCGAGACCTGCAGGTAGACCGCAAGCTCGTCGATGGTCATCACCTCCGGCGGGGGAGGCGGCGGGTTGCCCTGACGGGGTCCAGACATGGAGTCGGAGGATAGCCGTTATTGGCGGTCGATGCCGGATGCTCGGGGGCGGCCGGTGACAGGGTGTTGTCACCGGCCCGGCTGTCAACCGGGACTCACTCCTTGCCCGACTGCCCCGGCCCTGTGGCCTCGGTCACGATGCCGCTCTGGCTGCTGGCGGTGGCCGAGAAACCCGGACCGCTGCTGGAAGCGGACCGGCTGTCTGAGCCGCTGGAGGAGCCTGAGGAGGAGAAGGAAGAGGAGCCGCTCGACTTGCCGGATGAGCCCGAGCCGCTGCTGGAGCCCGATCCGGAGCCGGATGCGGACGCCGAGATGCCGCTGCCGGAGCCAGAGGAGGCGGCGGTGGCGGGCAAGTCGTTGTGGACCCAGATGCCCTCGGCAAGCAGGGTGTTGGTGCCCGGGATGTGGATCGCCACCGTTCTCGTGGGGGCTTCCACCCGATCGACCTGCACCACCGGCTCCTCGTTGAATTGGTCGTCGACCAGGCGGTCGCTCGGCTGGATGAACTCGGCGGATGCGAAGCCCCACTCATCGCCGCGGCGGATGAGGATCGGGTGCTCAGGGGTGGCCTTGATGCGGCGGTTGATGACGACGAAGCCTTGGTGCTCGCCCAGGGTCACGCTGGCGACGCGGGCCTCGGTGCGTTCGGCACCGTGCAAGCCGTGGTGCGAGAGCCAGTTGTACTGGGCGCGGTACGGCACATCGACCTCCAGGCCGGGGACGCGGACGGAGGCGACCAGATCGCCGGGCTTCAGGTTCTCGATGGGCGTCACGCGGCCGTCGGCCAGGCGGACGAGGGTGCCGAAGATGAGGCAGTTGCTGCTCGACCCACCTCCGGAGGAGCCACCACCACCCGACGAGCCACCGCCCCCGGACGAACCGCCTCCGCCGCTGGAGCCACCGCCGCCAGAGGATCCGCCTCCGCCCGACGACCCACCGCCTCCTGACGAGCCACCACCGCCGGAGGAACCCCCGCCGCCCGAAGACCCGCCCCCGCTGGAGCCTCCGCCGCTCGATCCGCCTCCAGATGAGCCACCCGAGGAGCCCCCGGACGAACCGCCCGACGACTGCCCGCTGCTGAAGCCGGAACTGCCGGCCGACGAACTCGCGCCGCCGCTTGACTCGGTGGGTTGGCTGGAGGCGGTCTCGGTCGGCGTGCCGCTGCCCGACTGCGTAGTGCCGCTGTTGCTGGTGAACGCGTCGGTCGTGTAGGTCGTCAGCGTGGGCGTGCCGCCAGGCCCGGTGGTGTAGATCACATCGCCCGTGGTCGAGTAGCTGGACGGCTCGCTGGATGGCATCGACGGCGTGGACGACGGCGTCTCACTGGGCGCGGAGCCCGAGCCCGACGAGTACTGGCTCGACCCTCCGCCTTGAGGCGGCGTGCCCGTTGCCCAGACGGGGATGTAGAGGTAGTAGCGCGTCGGGCCGTCGCTCATCGGGCGGCCTCCTTCGCGGGCGTCTTCTCGGGGGCGGGATTCGGCTCGTACCAGCCCTGCGAGCTGACGCGCTTGGCGCACTCGGCGCTCGCGGCCGCCACCGCGTCCTCGTAGGTCATCGTCTCGAACGCCCGCAGCTCGCTGCCCGGCGAGCAGTTGACCACGCGGAACTTGTGCTGGTCGAAGTGCGGCCGCAGGGCCTCGAAGCGCCGGGCCAGCGAGTCGTAGAGCACGTTGTTGTGGCGGATGGCGTCCTTGGAACGGTGCTCGTCGAAGGCGTAGCGCCGGTCCGGGGCCATCTTGAAGTCGCAGCCGAGCAGGTACACCGTCCCGAACCCGAGGTAGTGCAGCAGGCGCAGGGCCACGAGCATCACGCTCCGCTTGCCCACGATCCCGAGCGAGTCGGCGGTCTTGCCGTCGTTGCCCCAGGGGATCGAGTCGCCGGTCAGGAACCGCTCGTGGTCGAAGTGGTCGGCCCGGCGGAAGAACAGCACCGAGGGCATCTGGTGGACCTTGAAGGCGCTGTCCCGCATCGAGCCGTCCGGGTTCTGGATGCGCAGCCGCTTGGACCACATGCACGTCGGCACGATCTTGAGGATGCCCGGGTCCTTCCAGCCGGTGTCGATGAACCGGCCCGGGTCGTCCACGCAGCTCCACAGCGTGGGGCGGTGGATCGTCCAGGAGTTGTTCACGCCCATGGTGACGATCCCGCGCCGATTGAGCAGCGAGAGATCGACCTGGTTCAGCGACGGACCCGAGAGGATCAGGAACGCCGAGCGGCCGCGGTAGAACCGTGCGAGGGAGACCGAGTCGAAGTCAGCGGTATACAAGCGCAGCCCGTCCCGGGCGGGCCGGCGTGACTTGAGCCCGTGCTGGAGCGCCGCGATGTCCGACTGGTTCTCACGCATCAGCGGGTGAACCTCCCGGTGATGTAGCGACCGCCCGCCCGTCGATCGGTCACCGCGCCCACGCGCCCGATGCGATCCAGCCACCAGTTGATGTGCCGCACGGTCGGGTGCAGGTTCTCGCCCAACGCTGTGATGCGGCTGGGGCGAGTGCACACCGAGACGCAGAACCACCCTCGCGGCCGGGCAACGCGGCGCATCTCGGCCAGCACGGTGTTCACGTCCTCGGGCAGCAGATGCTCGAGGGCGTCGAAGCAGGTGACTACGTCGGCCACGCCTTCCACGAGCCCAGTCGCGTGCATGGGCTTGACCACATCGGCGTCGTCGAACGCGAAGTCCACGCCCAGCCCGTCGATGCCCAGCCGGCGCAGGTGCCGGATGAAATCATTGCGCCCGCATCCGAAGTCCACGACGAAGCGCGGCTTCCAGGCCTGCACGATCGGGACCGCGTGGCGGCCGTGATTCGTCGAGCCATACGCCGAGCCGGGCCGCACGGCCAGTTCGAGGTACTTGGCCCGCTCGTGGTCGCGGCGGGCGTCGAGGTCGTTCGCGGCGATCGTCGTGGTCTGGCTCATGCCCCGCCCTCCACGAACAGGTTGAACTTGCGGTCGCCGTCGGCGGGATCGGCCAGTTCCATCAGCGTCATCGCTTCGAAGACCCAGACGGGCCGCCCCTTGCTGTTGCGCTCGCAGGTGAGCTGCACGCACACGCCCTCGGGGATAGGTACGAGCTTGGGGCGCAGCGATCGCGCAGGAGGGCACTTGGGCAGCACACCGGGCAGATCGCACGCGGGGCCGAGTCCCAGCAAGCCTTCGAAGCCCGAGCCCGGCTCGGCTGTGTTCATGTGGTGCGCTTCGAAGCGGTTGATCGCCAGCAGGGTGGGGTCTTCGCCGCCGCCGGACAGCTGCGACGACAGGCCCTCCGGCACCGCCACGTAGCGGAGGTAAGTCTCGCTGCCGGGATCGCCGTCGAGACGGGCCTCCTGCCACGGGTAGCGCCAGCGGTTGTGCTCGCTGGGGATCGGCTGGGCCGCGCCGAGGATCGCGGTGACGCGGCCGGACGACGGCCGGCCCATCTCGATCACCGCCCACTTCTCGCCGACGCCCTCCTCCTTCCACAGGATGGGCACACCGCCCATGGGCGTGCTGGTGAGCACGGTTTCGTCGGGCGCGAGGTCGCAGGTGGTGTCGAGTTCGTTATTGACGAAGACCCGCGCGGGCGTCACGCCTGTCAGCACGCACCGCCCAAGCTCTCCCGCCTTGATCGGCTGCGTCGCCAGCACGAACGCCATTGGTGCTGAGTCCTCGGTGGCGACCACGCCGGTCAGCGGCGTGCGGCTGTGGAATGTCCGCTCCTGATCGTTCTCACCCGGCTCGACCATCACGCCCGAGATCGCGAGCACGTGGTAGGGCTCGGTCGTCTGGTCGGAGTCGTTCCGCACGAGCACCAACCCGCGTGGCACCGCGTCGGCGAGCGGTCCGCCGCCCCGCATCTGTTCGCGCCCGCGCTCGGCTGCGGCCGCATCGACGAAAGCGTTGTACGCGCGGGCGGGGATCGCCAGCGGCTGCCCGGATCGGACTTTGCGGAAGGCGTCGGTCATCGTTCAGATCCCCAGCGCCGAGAAGTTGCCCTGGTCGTACACCCGCTCCACGTACGCCGCGACGGGACGCTTCACGATCGCCTGCGAGCCCGCGTCCTCCGCGTCGGCGTAGCGGACCCACAGGTACTCCCAGCCCTTCTTGCTGATCCCGCTGATCGGCCCGACGGAGATGCCCGAGGCGTTGGGGCTCGCCGCGAAGCGGAACGTGATCTCCCAGTCGGCGTCCACGCCCGTGCCGCGACGCGAGCCGGACGCGCCCAGGAACAGCACCTCGCCCGCGTTGAAGCCCTTCCACGACCCGCTGTTGACCCTGCCGGTCAGGTTGAACAAAGTCGACTTGTATCCCTGCGTGACTTGCGAGGCAGGCAAGTAGTGCGTCTCGCTGAACTGGTACACCGGCACGGTGATGTCCACGCCCTCGACGCCGTCGGCGGTTACGCCGATCGCACCATTGAAGTCGGGCGCGGTCGTCCCCGATGCCGCGTGGCTGGAGATCGTCTGCTTGCTCTGGGTGATGTGCTGCGTCCCGCCGCCGGTGTCGAAGCTGAAGACGCTCTCGCCGGTCTGCGGGAACCCGCCGCCCTGGGCCTGGGCGTAGCGGGCCGTCGCTTCCCACAGTTCGAAGCCCACCGGCTCGACCGACACCGTCTGCCGGGGCAGGCCGTCGTAGGTACCCGGGCTCTCGGCCTCGGCGGCGGACCGGGCCGCGAGGTCGTCGTTGGTGCCGCGCACGGTGTAGACGAGCTCTGCCGAAGGGTTGTCTCCTTTCGTGGACCGGCGGCTCTCAAACTTCTCCGTCACGGTGGTCGGCACGGGGGTTTGCTCCTACGCGAAGGTCATGTTCATGCGAAAGTCAGGCCGCCACTCTTGGCGGCGTCGGCGAGTTGGCGGGTGTGCTTGGCGGTCTGCTCGGTGGCCTTGGCCGTCCGCTCGGCGACGGCGTCGTCGGAGGCCAGCCCCTGCACGGCGCTGGCGTTGAAGGTGCCGCGCACCGAGATGCCCTCGGCCACGAGGTCGCCGATGCCGCGCAGGCGGTCCTCGAACTCGGCCAGCAGGTTGCGCGGGCGGCTGTCGGGCTCGGCCTCGGCTTCTTCGCGACGCCTGCGGGCCTCTTCGATGGCGTCGTCGAGCCGCTTGCGGGCTTCTTCGAGCTCGCGCTGCGCATCGGTGACCCGCTCGTCGGTCTGGGCATCGAGGGCCTTCTGGGCGTCCTCGTACTGCTTGCCGATCTCAGACAACGTGGCGTCGTTGAGCTCGCTGGATCGGTCGCGTTCGGACGATCGCAGGGCCTCGCGGTCGGCCAGGGCCGCGCGGGTGCGGTCGTCGATCTCACCCAATCGCTGCTCGAGCTGCTCGTCCACGGCCTTCTTGGCCGCCTCGACGTCCAGTCCATCGTCGAACAGCCCCTGGATCTCCAGCATCCGCTTGGCGACTAACGACGAGGCCGACTCCCACGCCTTCTGGAAGCCGCCCGTGAAGCGGGACCAGGTCTTGGAGAGAAACGCCGTCGTCTCGATCCAGCCGACCTCGAGCGCGTGCAGCACGATCTGGGCGGCCGCCAGAGCGCCGTACCACATCGACTGGGCGGTCGATACGAAGAACCGCCGCGCCTCAAGCCACGCCGAGTTCAGCGCCGCCACGCCCTTCTGCCAGATGACCTTCAGCGACAGCCAGAGGATCTCGGCCGCGAGCGCGATGTCGCCGGCAGCGAGGGCGTCGGAGATGCCGCGGGTGACCTTGGACACCCAATCGCGCAAGCGCGTGAACTGCTCCATGAGCCAGGCGAGCGCCTCGCCGCCCTTGCCCGATGTGACCAGCAGCGTGCCGCCGAGCCCCACGACGGCCGCCACCACCAACCCGATCGGCGAGAGCAGCGCCCCCAGGGCCGCGCCGACGATGCCCAACGCCGTCCCGACGCCGGTGATGATGCTCGCCAGCAGGCCGAAGGTCGCCGCGACACCCGCCACCAGCACGCCCAGCCCGATCAGGACCACGCCCGCCAACGCCACCGCGGCGGCGATCTTGAGCGCCGAGACGACCACGGCCCGGTTCTGGCGGATCCAGTCCGACGCGCCGACGATGACCCGGGTGATGCGCTCGGCCAGGTCCTTGAGCACCGGCGCGAGCGCCGAGCCGATCACGAACGCGCCCTGTTTGATGGCCCGCCAGAGGATGTTGAGCGTGTCGTTGAGCTCCGCCGCGTCCTTGGCGGTCTGCGTCGAGACGGTCAGCCCGAGCCGGCGGGCCTGCTCCTGGAGTTCTTCAATACCCGCGGCCCCGCCCTCCATGAGCGGCAAGAGTTGCGAGCCGGCGCGGCCAAAGATCTGCATCGCGATCGCGGCGCGTCGGCTTGGGTCTTCGATCTGGCTCAGCCGCTCGGCGATGAGCTTGAACTGCGCTTCGGGCGAGAGCCCATCGAGGTCGGCCATCGTCAGCCCGAGCGCCAAGAACGCGTCCGTCTGGGTGGAAAGCCCGCGTCCAAGGTCGTTGATCGACCGCTGCATGGACCGCACGCCCTTCTCGAAGGTCGCCAGGTCCGCGCCGGACTGCTCGGCGGCGAAGCCGAGCTCGCTGAGCGACTCGACGCTCACGCCGGTGCGTTTGCTCATCTTGTCCAGCGTGTCGCCCATGGCCGTGAACACCCTGACCGTGCTCAGCAGCGAGGCGACCGCGCCGGCCCCGATCGCCGTCAGCCTGGTGCCGACGCTGCGGAGCCCGTCCCCGAAGGCCTTGAGCCGCTTCTGGGCGCGCCGCAGCCCGGCCGACAGCTTATCGCTGACGCCCAGCTCGACGAACGCCCGTCCGGCCCGGATGCCTCGGGTGTCGGCCATCAGGCGATCTCCAACCCAGATACAGTGCGTCCATGAAACCGTGGGTGGTGACAGTGACCTCTGATGCGACGCGGCGACTGTTGTCGCACGCCGAACTTGTCGGGCTGGCGAACACCGAAGAGTTCACCTTCCGATCTATGTTCATGGCCCAAGCCGCCACCGCGCATCCGAGCATGCGGTTCCAGACCGAGTGGAAGAAGTTCGATCTGCTCGCCCAATGCGAAGCGCAGTCCACGCTGATCGAGTTCAAGTACTACGTCCTCCGCCGAACCTCTAGCCTCGAAGGGACCCGCGGCGGGTTCAAGGGAGGGGCGGGGCCCAAGAACGAAAGCGAGTTCTGGAATTGCGTCGAGAAGCTCGCCACGCGAGTTCCCGAGAGCATCGCTGAACGATTCCTTGTGCTGATCTACGAGCGTGAGTACGGCAGGCGATCTCGCTATTCGTTCCACACGAGCTTCGGATCGATCGCGCCGAAAGGGCCTGTGACGGAAGTGTGGTCGATCAGCGATGGGCCGCTCGAAGGACGTGTTGTGAAGATTGCTCCGCATGGATCATGACCTCCGCACGCTGTTGCGCCACAGGACCGGCAGCTTCGGACGCTCGCGCTCAAGCGCCGGGGCCATGTAGGGACGGGCTGCGATCTTGACCTTCCGGCTCTGAAGCCGACCACGCCGACGCGAGACGACGACGGTCGCGCCGCCGTGCTCGAGTGCTCGCGGCGCAACGCTCTTCTTGAAGCCCACCGGGCCAACCACCACGCTGTCGGACCTGCGGTCGTAGCCGAAGAGGATCAGCCTCCGCAGCGAGCCCTCGTGCGAGTGCGGCGGCTTGCCGGGCGGGGCTGAGCCCTTGCGCTTGCGGATGCTGGTCCGGGCGGCGGTGCGGATGAACGCACCGCCCTTGCTCAGCACTCGGCGCTTGGCGGCGTTCACCGACCGCTTCACCGCGGGCCGGTCGAAGAACACGTCCTTGATCCGCATGGTGATCACGCGTCCGATCCTCCGCTGGGCACCACGCGGCCTTCCTTGAGCCCCTTGTTGAACGACGCTTCCTTCTCCTTGCGGAGTCGCCCTGCGCCGATGAACAGCCCGGCCAGGCCGGTCAGGGCCGGCAGAGCAGGACCCGCGATAGGCACGCCCGCGAGCGTGGGGCCGAAGTCGTCGAGGGCCGAGAGGGTGATCTGCCCCAGGAGGCCGCGGATCTCGCCGCCGCGTTCGATCGACGCTTTCCACTGGGCCCCGACCCGCTGCGTGTCCTCGAACCAGGCCCGGTACTCGGCCTCGGCCTCGTTCAGCGTGGTGGTGCGCGGCAGGCCGCGGGTCTGCTGGATGCCGCTCGGCGTCTTGACCTTGACAACGTCGCCCAGGTCAAAGCCGGCGCACGCGCCGAGCCCGAGCGAGAGCATCACCACGCCGAAGCCGAAGGCCAGATGCTTGGGATCAATCTTCACGCGTGCCTCCTTGCTGCTTCTGGTTCCTGATGAACACGTCCTTGAGCACCGACACAGGAGCCGGGATGACCTTCGCTCGCTTGTCAGCGGCTCGGGCGAACGGGTCGAAGTCGCCGGGCCGGAACGGGCGGGTCTTCTTGGGGTTGCGCTGGGTGTTGGCCACCAGCGCCATGACCGAGCTCGTCCGGCTCCACTCGTCGCGCTGCCGGGCCTCGGCCATCGCGACCAGCTCACGCAGCGTCAGGGAGGCTGGATCGATACCGAGGATGCCGGCGCACTGCCAGACGAGCCGCCAGCCGCCACCTCGACCGTCGGAGGCACCGCTTCGAGCACCGCCCGCTCCAGCGCCCCGCCGTCGATCAGCTCGTCGATCCGGCGTTCCACCACGTCCCGGGCCTTGTCCATCACGTCGCGTGTGGCCTTGAGCACCCGCCCGAGGTTGGCCCGGTCCCTCGGGCTCGGGCAGAAATCCACCAGTTCCTCCAGGAGCGCCGCCGTCGCGTGCTCGATCGCATCCCCGGCCATCGATGCGCCAAAGGCCTCGTCGCTGATTTGACGCTCGTCCGCCTGCGGCTTGCACGCGGCGTAGATCACGTCGCACAGGAGTACGGGATCGCGCACGAGCTTCTCGATGAGCCCGTTCGAACCTTCGAGCACCTCCATGAGGTCGACGCCCGCGAGCCCTCGCACGCGTTTGATCGCCGCGACGGTGATCTCGACGGTCCACTCGCGGCCCTGGTTGTCCTTGAACGTGCGCATAGATGCCTCCGATCCGTTATCCGCCGATCCAGCTCGGGGCCGTGTCCGAGTAGGTCACCTTGGCCGTCACCGAGACGGTGATGGCTTCCTCGAGCGCCTCGTTGCGGCTGAAGTTCGTGATCGAGAAGTCCGCCTGCAGCCCCTGGCCGTCGGCCTCGTCGAGGATCTGCAGCCCGATCAGGTCGTTGTTGAAGAACGCGTTCTTGATGGCGGTGAACCCCGCGTCGGCGGTGTCCCACACCATCTCCCACTCGACGCTCGCCTCCTTGAGGGTGGCGACCGT